CAACCAAATTAGATACCATAGATTGATACAGTGTATCCGTCTATGGTATCGTTTTTTTATGCCTTGAAATGCCCGAAATACAAGGCTTTCTGAAACGGCGTTGTGCATTTCCTGCCTGGCTGTTCCCATGTGTGCCGTTTCGGAGGTGTTTTCTGAGGTGTTTTATGCTCCCAGCTACCATCTGTAGTGGTCAGTAATCGTTAAACGACCGCTATTCGTTAAACAGCCGATTGCAAAAATAAAAGCCAAGATTTACAGCATTACGGTGATGTCGCTTCCATTCAGAAAGCTGTAAATCATCCTGCCATCGGCATATATCGTCACATGGTCGAGCATGGCAATGCAGCGGGCATCCGTGAACTCGGCATCGAGGTACTCGAATTCCATCATTTCAAAAAGGAATCCGCTCAGCACATTGGATTTGTACTCCCGGTCATCCCGTTCCTGCTCCAGCGTTTCCAGCTTCTTTTTCAGCTTTTCATAGTGATCGGCGAGTTCATTGTAGCGCCGGTTGTATTCTTCCTGATTCTGCGCATGGACGGCATTATCCTCGATGACTTTCTGAATCAGTCCAACGATGACTTCCATCTCGTGAGCGGTCTCCGTTATTTTCGAATTTACCTCGGTGCAGTTCTCCAGGTCGTGTTTCACATCACGGATATCATTCAGAAGCGTTTCCCTGTTTTCGTGCAGAATACTGAGTGCTTCAAGGAATCCGTCTTTAAGCCGTTCTTCCGTCACATGCGGGGTACGGCATTTTTCTTCGTTTTTGAACTTGGAATTGCACTGCCAGATGACCTTCCGGTACGGATCGTTGGAATGCCAGACTTTTGAGCCGTATGTCGATCCGCAGTCTCCGCAGATGACCATCCCGGAAAAGGGACTGCTGCAATCATGCCGTTTACCGCTGGCTTTTCTTCTCTTCATAATGCACTGAACCTCGGCCCAGGCTCTTGGCTCAATGATAGCCGGGTGGCTGTTCTCCACATAGTACTGTGGAACTTCGCCTTCATTGACCTTCTGCTTTTTAGTAAGAAAATCCGTGGTAAACTTCTTCTGAAGCCGGGCGTCACCCTTGTATTTTTCATTTGTGAGAATACTCTCGATGACCTGTGCCTGCCATACCTTTTTCCCACCGGGTGTCGGAATACCCTGTGCGGTGAGATGACGGGCAATGTAACTGGGAGATTTCCCGTTGCGGAACATCCGGTAGATGAGGTCTACCGTTTTCGCTTCTTCCGGTACGATTTCCGGAAGGCCGTCCGGACCCTTCCGGTAACCGAGAAACTGACCGTATGGAAGGCTGACTTTTCCGTCAGAAAACTGCTTCCGGCGGCCCCAAGTGACATTTTCTGAAATCGACCTGCTTTCCTCCTGCGCAAGGGATGACATGATTGTCAGGAGCAATTCGCCCTTACTATCGAACGTCCAGATGGCTTCTTTTTCAAAATAAACCTCGGTGCCGTGCTCTTTCAGTTTACGGATGGTTGTCAAGCTATCCACGGTGTTTCTGGCGAAACGACTGACGGATTTGGTAACGATAAGGTCTATTTTGCCGTCCAGGGCATCCGCAATCATCTCATTAAAACCATCGCGGTGCTTGGTATTCGTACCGGAGATGCCTTCGTCCGTATATACCCTGACGAAACTCCACTCCGGGTTGCTGTTAATATAATTGGTATAGTAGTCCACCTGTGCCTCATAGCTTGTGAACTGCTCATCGCTGTCCGTAGAAACGCGGGCATATCCGGCTACTCTGCGCCGGGTGACCTGTTTCAGCGGTCGGCGGGTCTGAGGATTGAATGTGGCAGGAATCACTGTCACATTTTTTGCTGCTGCCATGTATGCACCTCCTGTGCGAAATCATAATAGGTATTGCTGGAAATATAATGGCCTGATTTGGGAAGACGGCGGTATAATGGGAATGCAATTAGGCTTTGCTCCGGGCAATGGCCTTCTGCCGGGCGGCTTCCTTCATCTCAGGTGTCCACGATTCTGCCCGTGAACGGTCTTGCCATCGTTTAACAATTTCAGAACCGTCTGCCGTAGTAATTATCAGCCTGTTGCCATTTTCCGCTCTTACAGCCGTTATCTTTCCGGGAGCGATGTCCCCGGCGAGGCTTTCAAGCACCGGCTCGGGAATCGCCTTTGACGGGCATGCATCTTTACCGAAATGGTTGTAAGTTGAACATAACCAGACCACCCCGGCATGAGTCACCTTGCGGTGATAGTGCTTTCCGCAGCATCCGCAGGTAATGATTCCGGTGAACGGATATGTTTTCTGCTTCACGCCACGGTGGGCATGCTTTTCAGCCCTGCGGGTGAACTCTTCCTGTACTGCGTTCCAGGTGTCGATATCGATGATTGGTTCGTGCGTTCCCTGCGCATGATACTTTGGAAGAACCCCGTCATTCTTCAGCGTCCGCTTCGTCAGATAGTTCTCACGATAGGTTTTCTGCAAAATGAGATTCCCGGTATAGGAATAATTTTTCAGAACGGAACTGACCGAGCTTTTACTCCATTGCCCGTTCAGCCTTGTTTTCAGCCCGTCTGCGTTGAGGATCTTTGCAATTGCTTCCACGCCTTTGCCAGAAAGGTACAGAGTATACATCCAGCGGACGAGTTCCACTTCTTCCGGCACAACGATGTATTTGCCGTCCCTCATCCGGTATCCCAGAAGAGTCCCGTCCCAGGGCTTGCCTTCCTCGAAGTTTTTACGGATACGCCATTTCTGATTCTCGCTTGCCGACTGGCTCTCCGCCTGTGCGAAGGATGCCAGGATGGACATCATGACTTCGCCGTTGCCGGAGAGCGTGTGAATATTCTGCTCTTCAAAAAAGACATCCACCCCCAGCGCTTTCAGTTCACGGACGGTCTCAAGAAGAGTGACCGTGTTCCTCGCAAAGCGGGAGATGGATTTTGTGATGACCATATCTATATTTCCGGCGCGGCATTCTGCCACGAGCCTCTGGAAGTTTTCCCGGCTGTCCTTTGTGCCGGTCTTGGCTTCGTCCGCGTAAACGCCTGCGTACTGCCAACCGGGATGGTTTTGTATCTGCCTGCTGTATTCGCTGATCTGCGCCGACAGCGAATGAAGCATGGCATCTTTTCCTGATGATACTCTCGCATATGCTGCCACTCGCTTCAGCTTAGGCGCGGCATCCGGGAAGTGCACAGTCTCAATGTTTCTGCCCATTTTTTCGCCTCCTTTGTATCAATTTGGGGTTACTATATACATCCATATATAATGGAATAAGTCAAGCTACTTCTGCGAATATACTGTCCTCCGGAAGTCCGTATTTTTTCGTCAGAATCATGCAGGCTCTTTTGAAATCTGACTAGGTCAGAAGGCCGTCCTGAACCAGTTTATCGATCAGCGCCAGCGAGGTATGATACGCAATCTGCTGCTCCGGACTGTAAGGATCTGCGGGAAGCGATGTAGCATTCCCTGCAGCAGTATTTTCTTTCCTTGTTTCCATAGCTTTGGAACTCCTTTCCGCACTGCTGACAGGTCAGTGCATAGTATGCTTTTTTCTGTAACGATTCCGGATGTTCCTTCCACCACTCCATACGGCAGGCGTCCGAGCAGAACTTCTTCATTCTGTGGTGCGCTATCTGCATCACGGGTCTTCCGCAGTTCATACAGCAGACTGTGCCTGGAATGATAGGGTGCCTGCGTATATGAGAACGAACCGTGTTAGGTGATATCTTGAGAATCGAAGCGATTTCCCCGGCGGGTTTACCCTCCATCCGGAGATTGTCTATAGCGATTTTATCCTGCGGTTTCATAATGACCTCCTGAAAGAGTACGGAGGATGACCGCACGAGCCATCCTCCGCATCGGTAATGGATTATTCGTTGGGCGGGGTCTTGATTTTCAGACCCTTGATTGCTTCCGGGAGCACGAGTTTTGCGTCTACACGCTCGGAAGAGATGTACGCCACCTGACCGTGGTCAGCATAGCGCTCGACAAGGCGCTTGATGACACGCTTGCCACGATCCCCAATCCAGTAATAATCGAAGCAGACGAACAGAACAGGGATATTTCCGGAGTCGATTCCATCGAGGTTTTTTGTGGTATAAACGCGATAACCGGAGAAGGTTTCATATCCGTCCTTGTCATAGTTCGGATTCCAGATGTATCTGCCGTTGGCATATTTCGTTTTATGCAGCTTGGAAAAAGCCTCCTCCGACATGATGAGGACGCTCTTATCCCTGTAGGACTTCCGGACAGAGTAGATTAGGTCGATTACATCGTCAATGCAGATATCACCGACCTCTGCCGAAACGGTCCCGACAGATACCTGAGACACGAGTCCGGTCGGTTTGCCGGAGCCGTTCCCACGGAGGAAAGCTTCTTCCTCCGCATCACCGATGGCCGTGGACATTTCCTTCAGAATGTAATCTTCGAGGTCAATTCCGGAGTCCTCCAGCAATTCATCAGATACAGGGACGGAAATTGCCACCTTATGTGCGGAGATAACGGTCTGCCCGAAGCAAGGCTCCGTGTCCGTATAGTCACCGCTTTCGTTGACCCACTGCGCCGTGCCTTTGCTCAGCACGACCGGGATACGCAGATCGTGTGTAGTGGGAATCGTATGGGCGAGGCTGCGAAGAATATTATGCTCTTTCAGTCCCTCGACCAGCTTATCCTCATATTCATCCGGAACCAGGTATCCGCCGGCACCGTCACTGCCCTCTCTGAGAGCATTTTCCGGCATTCCGGTATGCATATGCTCCCAGAACGCTTTGCTGTAGGCGGCCGCCTTTCTGACAGCTGCATCATCCGTTTTGCGGTCAGCCTTTTTCAGACCGTCAAATTCCGCTTTCATTTCATCGAGATGAGCCTTCAGCTCATCAACACTTCTGACATTTTCCATTATGGTTTATCCTCCTGTTATTCAGATGCCCCGACGAACACGGAGCAGACGCTCCATTACATCGTCCTGCGGCGTTGCACCGGAAAGTTCTACGGTGCAGTTTTCTTTTACTACCTGGTAAATCTGATACCAGATGTTGTTGGCCTGTTTCATATACTCCCGGCTGATGTTCACATAGGGAGAATTTGCAACAGACCCGTTTGCGCGTTTTGCGAGGAAACCGTAAGTTGATACATACTCCTCGCACTGAACCCACCGGGCAGCCGCCATTGCGTACTGCTCAATGATCTGGGTGGGAACGAGATGATCGCACCTGCGTTCCCGAAGCCAGGTCCAGGTTGTCTTGAAAATGTCCTCCGCGCAGAGAACGCTTCCGTCCTTCTGCACTGCTTTCATAAATTCACTGACAGGCGGCATTTCCTCACCGGTCAGTTCTGCAGCGTTTTCACCGAAATCCACAACGGTCAGCTTTCTGCCGCCGGGATTGCCGTCTGCCACTTTTTCGGTGATAGCTTTCGGCTTTCTGCCAGCACCGGGACGTGCTCCGCCCCGGCTCGTACCGTCTTTTGCCATGATTGTTTCATCCTTTTTATTGATTTCTTTGATTTTTTGCGTTTGAATTCGCTTTTTTTGTTCACGTGACCCCTCGCCGTTTCCCAGGGGAAAAGGTCGTAGAGATTTGACCTCCCCCTGGGGTGCTGCGTGACAGAGTCCTGTGGTGCCGTCATCGGTCACCGAGTATGATGTGTCTCTTGTTGTGACAGGAACGGCAGAGCGCACGGAGGTTTTTTTCATCGTGCGTCCCGCCACAGGACAGCGGAAGGATGTGGTGTACCTCCGCTGCCGGTGTGAGCCGTCCGGACTCAAGACAGTCTTCGCAGAGTGGATGCGACCTGATGTACCGTTCGCGTATTGCTCTCCATGCCCCGTGATACTGCCGGACAATCTCCGGATCACGCTGATACCTGTCGTACTTCCTCCGCTCGGTCACCCTATGTTTCTCACAGTACTGTCCGGCTGTAAGGTTCGGACACCCCGGATAGGAACAGGGTTTTAGTGGCTTTAGGGGCATTCCGTCACCTCCGCGTGAACCGTGCGGGGTTCTTTCAGTGAACCGAAACGGTCGAAATCCTCCGGGGTAAGCGACAACGCTTTTGCCCGAAGCCATTCAGACCACTTTCCGATATCCTTCTGCTGAACCCCCTCCACAACTTTGACGATTCGCTTTTTATTCTTCCACAGATAAATCGTGGCAGTTGCATCAGTCCTTGATGTATTCACACCGGAAATTTCTATATCGTAACCGTTACCGAAGTCACGGTTGATCACGTACTCAAGGTCGATGAACAGTTACCCGGTATTCAGAACCGAGCTGCCTGCGCAGCGATTTAAGATGGCGGGATAGCGGTTTCATTTTCATTTTGGCTAAACCTCCTCTCGTATTTTCTATATATAAAGCACCGCATTTTCAACGGCGCGGATTGTCATCTTTTGTCTTGGATTTACGCCATTTGACCCGTCTGCTATGACTTTTGTCCTTTCTGTCACGCTGTCCCGTAGACAGCAGATAATAAATAGAAGAAGAAAAAATGATTTTCTTTCTTTTAATTGCTCATCTGCGTTACATTAAGGACAAAAGGACAAAAAGGACAGAAGTCAGGAAGCAGGCTCATTTTCGTAGATACATGGATTGACAATATAGGTCTGCGCAGGCGGTCTGCCTTTTCCGGAGTACGTACCGGCGTCTTTCACGGCGATGTAGCCGTAATCGACAAGGTGTTCCAGAACCGGACGAAGGTCATCCACCTTTTTGAAGCTGCGGCAGAGGCGCATGATGTCACGAGTGCTGAACTCCGCCAGACCAGTGTTTTTGATAGCATTCAGAACATATTTGCTCTGCTTGATGGTGATATCTGCACCCATCAGCGAAAATGCTGCTCTGGCATGCTCGGTAAAATACCGGGCGATACGAATCGCGTTTGCCATAGTCGCGGCATCTATCACCAGGGGTTCCGGTTCTGCAAGAAAATCGTGACACCGGAATACGGACGCTCTACAGAGAAGTCCGGCGATGCGATGCGTATTTCCGATAAGCTTTCCCGCCCAATCGCTGATATCCGAATACTCGTCCTTCAGCTTTGGCTCCAGCTCCTCGGCGAAAGCTTCAATCATTTCATCAGCCTCCGGCGAGAGCGTGATGATCTCCGGCTCCTTGGGATACTCGTCCTCCAGCATATTTCTGATCTGCGTCTCGTAGGCAAGGCATACCTCTTTAGGAACCGGCGCGGAACGGTATTTTCTGCTACCGACATAGGAAGTGGGAATGCAATACAGGAATCTCGCTGTAAGACCACGCCCGCGGAAGGTATCGTTTTTCATCAGGCCGGACAGGACGCTCGGTTGTGCCAAGAGAAGTATTGTCAGCGCCGGGTCCATAACGCTTTCGCTGCACCTGCCGATTCTGTCAACCTTGATGCAGTCCCCGGAGTAGCCCTTGAGTATCACATCGATGTTGACATTCTTCGTATAAATGCCCGCGAGAGTATCGAAGATGCCACCCTCGGTTGAGAGTATCGCCGCCCTGCCGTCATTGTCGGCCAGAACCTGTATGAGCTTTTCCGTAGTGACATCGTCCACGTAAAGCCGGAGCGGTTTCTTTTCCCGGTGACTGGTAATTTCCTGAATGATACTGTCCAGTTCGGCCTTAACATCTTTGCCCTTGGCAGCCTGGTCTTCCAACGCCTTCTGCCGGCGTTCCAGAATGCGACCACGCATTTTGCTGGATTCGATTTCCGCAGCGTTCTGCGTATTGACTTCGGACTCATACCTGTTTATTGGGCGGACCATTGCATTTTCTACAGCGGATTTTCTCTCTGAAGGCTCCATAATGTTCAGCACGAAAGTGTTCACGGGTTCATACCAGTCTGCTTTCGCACGGACCTTGTATTTCCCCTGAATGCAAACCGAAATGATCGGAAGTGCCGATGAGGCCGCCATGTCTACGGGCGTCTGGGTGCTTTCCGCAAGCGCATTCACGTAATCCGCAAACATCTTCGGCAGAGCGTCCACCGGGAACTCCGGCAGTGTATACGCATCAAACGGAATCGGCTTTTCCCATGCGCTCTCTGCCTGCTTCCCCGTATGGACGAGCGTGACCGGGGTTTTTACGCCACAATCCTTTCCACAGCTAAAGCAAAGGTGCTTTTTGATGTACTCGCAGGTTACCGGTTTGTTTTCCTGTGCAGCATGGACATATTTTCTCTGTGTTTCCTTACGGGTATAGCCCGGATACGGACTGCTGATTTCATGAATGACGCTTTCACCGTCAGCAGTCTGTGCCAGATTCGTAATAGCGGCATACCACTCCGGCTCCGGCAAGCTTTCGGCATCATCACGGCAGTGCTTAAGGAATACGCATTTGTCGATCAGTTCCCGTCCGCTGCCCGTCCCCATAAGAGCGAAGCCGTCTGTCTCGGTCGTTTTTCCGACAGACTTATTTGAAGGCTGGACAGAGGCATATCCCTCAAAATCGGAAGGGCTGTATCTGTCCTCTGTAAAAGAAGCCACTATGCTGACGGGACACTCCACAGTTTTATGATTAATGGTGCCGACCGCCCGGAGCATCCGTGGCAGGTCGCTGACGCTGTCGAATTTCCACCCGCGCTCACGGAAGGTTTTATCCTTCACAAAGCTTTCCCAGCCTTTGACGATCTTTTCGATATAGTCCCGGTCAGACTCGTTGCCGATGTAGAAAATTTCCTTGAACAGCCAGTACGCATGGATTCCGTTTCCGGACTCGATAATTATGGTCGGCTGTATCGGCAGCGCCATAAGGAAAGCCATAAGCACTTCCTTTGTTTTCGGGAGGTTCTTTTCCTTATGGGCATCGCCTTTGATGTCGAAATCCGTATATGTTCCGATGACCGCTGAGATATCTTCTCTGTCTCCTCGCCGGAATTCACCAAGAGCGGTCGTTCGGGGATTGACACCGAAATAGGTGTTGCAGGTTTTTCCGGCTTCGACAGCGTATGCAGCCATTTCATCAAGATGCTCGGTATCGAACCACCTGGTTCTGGACTTACCGTTTTCAAGTATCGTTACGGACAGATATCCGTCACGAAGGGAACCATAGACGTTGTGCAGGAATTCATTTGTTTTCATCCTTTTCACCGCCTTCAGCTTTACGGTTGAGCCAGGCATTGAAGCTGTCAACCGGAATCAGAATTCTTGTTCCGATACGGAGCACAGGAAAGCCGGGCTGCTTGACCAGCTCATACGCCTTGGGAAGACTGATACCCATCTGCGAGGACAGTTCCTGCACACTCATTGTTGATCTCTCCATTTGATGTTCCTCCTTCTTTCGTTTTTTCATATCCACCTACATTTCCGGCGGCCTATACCGTTTCCGTATGTGCTTTCGGGAATATGTCTGCGCTCAGGTGTCCTTCCGTCTTCGCTCAGTTCATACCCTATAGCCGGTGAGTGGGATGTAATTATCAAGGTACAGCGGGAAGTAACGATTTAAGTCGTACCTCTATATTTTGAATTGTACTACTTGTGTCGTTACTTGTCAATAGCATGGAACACCAAAATGTACGATATTGCAAAACTTTTTAGAAATTAGTTGCGATTATAGTTGACAAAGTAGCTAATTGCGTGTTATGATTCCTGCAGAGGTGATGATTTTATGGCAACTATGGGAGAAAGAATCAAACAATTACGCAAAGAAAACGGTATGACACAGACCGCTCTTGCAGAAGCTCTTGGAGTAACGAAGGGAACAGTATCCACCTGGGAAACGAACAGCCGGACGCCGAGCTTTGAAGCACTCGACAGCATGAGTGATATTTTCAAAAGAAGCTTTGACTATATCATGGGCAAATCCGATGACGCTACGCCGAGAGTGCAAAGCGAAGAAGATACGGAAGATCTTACCTTATCCCAAGTCGAAGATGATCTGACGGAATACGCTCTGAAATATGCCAGACTTGACAGCTATGGTCGCGAGGCAGTGGAGGCCATTATCCGTGCGGAATATAACAGATGCCGCAGCGAGAATACCCTTGCTACTGTTTCGGCTTATTACGGCAGCATTTCCGTTCGGAAAGATGCCGCAGAAGAATAAATAAAATGAAAAAGCACCGATTCATGCAGGAGTTATACCCGCTTGAATCGGTGCTTTTATTTGAATTATTTCAAAATCAAAAATTAGCAAAAGCTGTAAAGGAATTAGTATTAAGATGTTTGTAAAATGCGACAACTCAATGCGAAAAGGATATAATAACTATATATATTTGAGACAGATGTTTTGACAAACAGCAAACTTTGGAGTAAAATAACATAGGTATAAGTATATCCACGCTTGTGGAGTTTGCCTTTATCATCTTTATGAAAGGAAAAGACTAAAATGGCATTGAATTACAATAAGCTTTGGAAATTGCTAATTGATAATGAAATGAAAAAAAGCGATTTAGGAAAGGCTGCAAAAATGAGCCCTAACACGCTTTCAAAAATGAGCAAGAACGAGCCAGTCTCTCTCGAAATTCTTATGCGTATCTGCAAAGTCCTCCATTGTGATATTGGAGACGTTATGGAGATTACTGAAGACTAATGATTGTTTTGAGTGTGCTGATATTTGAAGAGGTGAGAACTTGAGCCGGAAAAGAAGTAGCAGTAGCGACAGTGGTTGCTTGGTTGCATTATTCCCATTGATTCTTGTGCTTGGAATTATTGGAACTGTGTTAGAATTTATCGCAGAAAATATCGGTATCATTCTCATTGTATTAGCTGTAGTAGGTGCGATTATTGGAATAGTAGTAGCCATCAACAACGCCACAAAGAAAAAAGAAGCTGAAGAAGCAGAAAAACAAAGAAATCTTGCTATTATAAACGCTCCTGAGACAAAACCGTCATTAACGAATATTCCTACGTCATCTTCCTTTGCAAATAAGGAGGAGGAAAGCGTTAATTTAGCATTTAGAGAATTCCTAAGACACAACAATGACGTGGTTCTTGCCAATGGACATCTCGATTTCTTAACTAATAAAGCAAATGCTTTTAGAGCCCTTGGGAAGAATGAAGAAGCTTTACAGATCGATTCCGAAATCACTCAGGCAAAGACGGCGCTTTCTGCAGTTCAAAGTAAGAAATCCGGAACGTTTGAATCAAAGTTCAATGCGATGTTTTACAGAGCTACCGAAATTAGAAATGCATACTCAACGTTTATTAACAAACTTCCGAATGAAAGGCTTCCTCTTATAGGAGACTTTTTCCAAAGTCCATCAATAAAAGTCGTAAAGACAGGTACAAATACGGCGCTTATTTTTACTCCATGTTACCTTCTTTCATATAGTGGACCAGGCCAAAATCTTCGCTTGATCCAATATAAGGATGCATCCGTTTCTACGTGGATTACAACAGAAATCCTAAACGGGACACGGCTCCCCAATGATGAAATTGAGCATATCGGTTATCGTTACGAAACAAAAGATGGCTATCGAGATATGCGTTACAGCTACAGTAACAATCCTTCATATACTTTCGTGTATAGAGGAGAAGCAACAATACGCTGTGGTTCAATTACGTACGAACAGAAATTTACTAACAAATCCCTTACTGAGGATTTTGAAAAGCAGTTCAAGAATTATCTTGGCATTGTAAACGGAAAATATAAAAACATAATTTCTCTTTTGCTTGAACATAACGCAGAACTTGAAATGTCCGGAAGCCTTGATGAGTTTATTGCTCAGCAAGCTGCGGCTGAAAAACTACGGGTTGCTGCAGAAAAAGCAGAAGCAGAAAAAAAGGAAAAAGAGCGCAAAGAACGTGAGGCAGCTTTGGCTGTTAAGCGTAAAAAAGAACAAGAAGAGCGCGATGCTGCTGAACGTGAAAAGCAACGCAAAGCAGAATTTATGAGAAACTTCACCATTGTTGATGGCACGTTGACTAATTGGTACGGTAATGAAAGAAACTTCGTGCTTCCGGAGGGGTTAGCGTCAGTGATAGGGACCGCTTTTAGGTGGAAGAACAACCTTGAAACGGTTTCAATTGCAAATGGTGTTAAAACAATCCAGGCGAATGCGTTCTATGGATCGAGTGCCTTAAAGAAAGTAGAGTTACCCGCCTCCGTATCCAGTATCGGGAAAGAAGCTTTCTTTGGTTGCTCGTCTCTGACAGATATTGTATTACCTAAGGCTATCAACACGATTACAGCTCAGATGTTTGGAAAGTGCTCATCGCTGAAAACTTTGACCATCCCAGTTGGAGTTAAGAAAATTGAGTGTGGCGCTTTTTCTGGTTGCTCATCTTTGACAGAGATAGTAGTTCCCGAAGGAGTTACGACCATTGAAGATGATGCGTTTGAAAACTGCGTCAAACTCAAGAAGGTTGTGCTGCCGAATTCAATCACAAAGTTCGGCAAAAATGTGTTTTCTGGATGCGTATCACTGGAGCATGTAACGCTCGGTAACGGTATTAAAAGAATACCAGAGGCTTGCTTTAACAATCATCAAAAGCTCATTGATGTCGCAGTAGCTTCCGATATAGTCGAAATCGGCGATCAAGCTTTCCGAAATTGTCAGAAGCTTTCAAGTCTTACTTTTATCGAAAAAGACAAGTCTTCGATGGCAAAAGGAATGGACTTCGAGAGGATGATTACTGGAGCGACAAGTTCAAATGATAGATTTGCATTGGATTCACTTGAAAGAATCGGTAAGTCTGCATTTGAAAACTGCTTTGCGTTTAAGGGCATTGAATTAAAAGACGGCATCAGAACGATTGCTGAGTATGCCTTTGCAAACTGCAGATTGATAAAAACAATCATCCTTCCGAAAACAATTCAAACCTTTGGAACAGGGGCATTTGCCGGCTGTACTTCTCTATTGAAAGTAGATGGCGCTGAAAATGTACGATGGCAAAAAAAGAATTGTTTCACGGGATCTCCTTGGCTGGCATCTCAAGCAACAGACGGGTTTGTTATCTTTGATGATTACTTGGAAGCTTATACAGGAACAGACAGCGTTGTAGAGCTCCCTGCAAATGTAAAAATCATTGGTCGGAGTGCATTTGACGGCAACCCGTATGTGTCAAATATTCGGATACCTGATGGCGTTACTTCGATTGAGGAACTGGCCTTTGCAAACTGCAAAAAGTTAAAAACAGTATTCATTTCGGATTCTGTTACGCACATTGAAGATAATGCCTTCTCTGGGGATACGGATTTTCTTATTCAGTGTTCTCGCGGAAGTGCTGCTTCTGCGTTTAGAATCAGTAACAAGTTGCCTGGAGAGTATATAGCAAAGACCAAAACGGAAGTAAAAGATAGAACCACCAGCAGAAAACCAAGAAGTTCTGCAGTTGATGGATTATCTGGCCTCTCCGAAGAAGAACTTCGCGTGATTATGGAAATGCGAAGAGAAAAGATCGCCAAGAAAAAGACGGAAGAAGAAAAGCCGGTTGTTCCAGAAACCATAGAGTATTCCCTCGTCCAATATGACCGCAATATGGTTTCCATTAAGCTTGCGAGTGATGGGAGAAAAATTACAAATAATATTTTTAATTTGAGATTTGTTCAGAACGAGCAAGCTGGTGAAAAAGCTTTGACTGAATATGAGACATTTGTTGTTGATACATACGGTCAGATTATCAGTGATATAAAAACAATATGTGCAAATATAGAAGGGGCTGATCTAACCCACAAAGTCACGTATTCTTTATCTGCTCAAGAGAAATTCGATAAGGCGGCAGAATACTTTGTCGTTCTAAGATATAAGAATGCCGGCCTAAACATCCTTAGTAAAACACAATACCAGATAAGTATTGATTTTGCTTCGGATTTTGATTTTTGAGGTGGCCTATGCCGACAAGTTATAAATACAAGTTTAAGCCTAAAGGCAAAGGCTATAATGTGTGGGTAACAAAGCAAAAACATGGTAAGCCGCATAATTCATCCAATAATAGTAGCAGTATTTTGGGTGACGTAGTGGCGGACGTTGCTGCAAGAGCGATTGTTGGCGCAATCACACCTGAACAGAAGAAAAAGCTTAAGACTTATCGTTTGTGCAGAGATCCGGCAGAAGCTATGAGACAGCGACGTAATGCTGACGAGGCATTAAGCAAAGAACTCGATATACCGCAGAATAACAAGTATGGAGGAAACAAGATGGACTCTTTGGATCAAAAAATAGTTGATAGTTTTCCGGGAAAGATTGTCAGAAAAGATTTGACTGCCATGCTGAAACGTGGGGCAAATGTTCCGACATTCGTGCTGGAATACTTACTTGGCATGTATTGCTCTACCGATGATGAGGATGCGATTGAAGCTGGTCTCTCAAAGATTAGAAGGATTTTATCCGAAAACTACGTAAGACCGGATGAAAGCGAAAAAATCAAATCCAAAATCAGAGAAAACGGTGAATATACAGTAATTGACAAGGTTTC